GCAGAAAGTGGTGCGACTGCTGTTTTAAGATTTAAAGATACTGTATTTGGTGAAACTAAATACTGGATAGATAATATTGTCGGTGTTTTCAGAACAGATCAGGTCAAGGGTGGGGAATATTCTTCTGAAGAAATATATTACTATGATCTCGATACTAGCACAAAGAATGAAGATATTCGCATGAGAGCAGATCAGATTGTTAGAGTTTGCGAAGTTACGGCAACTGCTGAATCAACTACAGCACCCAAATCAAAAATCATATCACCAGGCGTTGGTTATATGTCATTGCCAAAATTGTATATAACCAATTCAGCAACTGATAGTTTAGAACCATATGGTTCGGATATTGGTGGAATAGCAGAAATTGAAATAGTTAGGTATGGTCTGGCAGGTTCGACATCTACGGTTTCGTTTAGGAATACGTCTACGTCTACAAGTGATATTAGGGCAACAGCAACAGTTACTTATGGTGCAGAGATAACATATAAAGGTGAAGATACCTTATTCAAATCAAATCCAAGTCAGGGTGAACTTGCTATTACGGATGCAGATTATCATACTTGGTGGTCTTATGTGGTTAGTGCATCTGAACCGCCAGAGTTGTGGAAAGAACAGTTGAAAAAATTTGCACATCCAGCAGGGATGAAAGTTTTTGCCGATTATTTAATTGATACTACAGAAACATCTACAACAACGACTTCAACTACAGTAGTAAACGCAAACGCATAAGGATAAAATAATGGGAGAAATCACAACAAGAAAATACTCGCATATATTGGCAAAACGATTCATGGAATTGGTGAAGGGAAATACTCATAGAATATATGCTGTCATTGGCAAAACAACTGGTGGTTCAGAATCTACTCCAACCTTTACGGGGTTTTCTGATATGAAAACTTTTTGGGATGATGCAACAGGATTTAAGAGAATTACTTCATCTGATATATCAATGGTTGTACCGCATGGAACAGGAACAGCAATTGCTGAATGGGATGTATCACAAGGATTTGGACAATATGATCATACTGTTGATTTATTTACATCACCATCGAATCCATTTGTCGCATATGTCGATCCAGATAGTGACAACAGTGGTGATGATATTGACGTATACAAGTGCCTTTTTAACAATTCGGGTGGAGCAGTATCTGCTAAACCAACTACAACTACGTCATCATTGATAAGAAATGCAGCAAGTGATGGTCATTTTTGGAAATATATGTATACTTTTGCAGATACAAGCGTATTTTTTACTACAGATAATAATTTCAAATGGTTGCCAGTACAAACATTGACAACTAAACCAAGTGATGATATAAATTTAAGACAATGGAATGTTCAGATGGATGCCGTTGATGGTGCAATTGATGTCATTACACATGCTTCTAATTTCGATTCTTATACAATAGATGCAAATGTTACAGTTACATCAAATACTGGTAGTGGATTTGTAGGAAAAATTGCTCGAGTGGGCGCAACAACTAAAAGGTATGTAGATACAAAATCTACTGGTCAGAGTGAAGGAACAGGATATAGAGATGCAACAGTTACTTCTCCGTCTAATTTGACATCTGTAATAGGCCCAATTGGCGGACATGGTTTTGATGCCGAGCAAGAATTGGGTGCAAAAGATTTAATGGTGACTGCCAGAATAACAGATAATGATATTGCAGTTGGTTCAGTTGCAAGTTATGCTAAAGTTGGATTGATATTAGATCCGATTATTTCTACTAGTTCGCAAGATGATATTTTAGCATCTAGTACGTCTATTTTGTCTGGTACAAGGGCAAGTGGAAGTGCCTATTTAACTGCTGGTTTGTTGAAATATAGTGGTAAACTTTTATATATGGATCATCGAACACAGATTAATAGAATTTCTGATAGTAATACCGATACATTAAGAATAGTTCTTCAGTTCTAAAGGGAATAAGATATGCCAACAAAAGATTATAATATACAACCATACTACGATGATTTTGATGAAACGAAGGGGTATCATCGTGTTCTGTTTAAGCCTAATTTTGCAGTTCAAGCAAGAGAATTGACGCAATTACAGACGACTTTGCAAGATCAGATTCAGAAAAATTCTGGATATGAGAATGGTGAGTCAATTTCTTCTGGACAATTAAATATTTATACAGATATTGCATATTTATCATTGAGCAGTGATCTGACTGCTAATGAAACTGCTGAGAGCATTGTTGGCAAAGTAATTACTAACCAAACCAGTTTAGGCGGAGTTACGGCAAAAATTATTGCTGTTGCACCCAAAAATTTAGCATCTTTAGAATCTTTGACTGTTTATGTGGCATATTTGGATAATTTAACGAGTGCAAGTACTTTTGTAACTGGTGATAATCTATATGAGATTACAGACAATGGAACAACTGTTTCTACTACTGCGTGGAAAACAATAGGATTGATTTCTACCTATACCACACCAACATCTCATGTTGGCACAGGTTCAATTGCACAAATAGAATCAGGTATTTACTATGTTAATGGTTATGCAACTTATGTATCTAACCAAACTATTATTCTTGATAAATTCGGTATTACACCGTCTTATAAGATTGGTTTTGATGTATCGGAAACTATTGCTACATCATCAGATGATGTTACATTAAATGACAATTCTGTTACATCCAATAACTATCAAGCACCTGGCGCTGATAGACATAAGATATTATTAACTTTGTCAAAAAGAAGTTTGACTGTTAGTTCGACTGAGAATTTTGTTGAAATTTGTGAAGTGGTTGATGGAGTTGTTAATAAGAAAAAATCTACCAGTGATAGTAAAGGAAGCATAGTTGTTAGTGGTTTGGATTATGAATTACGAGAAAATTTATCTACATTGACAGATGTCAATGGTATTGCTGGTACGGATTCTGGTGGTAGTGCAGATAAAATTTCCTTTGGTGTTTCTGCTGGTGTTGGAAACATTAATGGCAAGGAAGTTCGATTAAAAGAAAAGACATATCTAGCAATAGATAAACCTAGAACATCTGTGACTAAAAGCACCACGATTATAAATTCTGGTGCGGAACTCGGAAATTATGTAGTGACAGATGGGAATTTAAATCAACTTCTTAATAATAATTCATTAACAGTATTAAATTTTGCACCAGAAAGTGGGGATATGTATCCATTGGTATTTTTTGCATCGACTACTGGTACTACTGATGTTTTTATTGGAAAGGCAAGGATTAGAAGTGTAGAAAGAGAAGGTACAGATTTTAGGATTTATTTATTTGATATTCAAATGGATTCTGGTAAAACAATATCAGAAGCTTCTGAGTTGCACCGATGGACATCTGGTGGTAATTATACGGTAAATACTAAATTTTGTGATTTGAAAACTGAACGAAGTTCTACATCTGTATCTGTACATGGAGAAGATGTTACGCCAAGTACTTTGAGAGAGACTAATAAAAATGCATTACTTCACGAAATGCCATACAAGGGAATCTCACGGGTAGATGGTACGGTTTCAATTTCTAAAATTAGAAGAACATTTGCACAAACTGCTACAAATGCAAATACAATTACGTTATCACCATCAAGTCAGACTTTTGTGGATACGAGTAGTGTTATAGTTTATGGTCGAGATGATACTATTAGTGGAGGGCCGTATGTGGCATTTTCTTCTAGTGATCTTACTATAACGGCTAGTGGAAGTACCTTGACTATAGTATCTTCTGGAAAATTTAAGCCAGCAGATGCAAATTATATAGTTATAGCAACTGTTTCTACTGATTCTGCTACAAGATCAACTAGAACACCAGAAGCACAATATGATCCCTTTACTACAAAGGCAAGTGTTGAAAAAACTATTATACCTCTTACAAAAACTAATGCACATCCTTATAGTTGGAAAGTTTATATGTCTGCTAATTTTGGCACAGTTGCGACTACTGCCAGTACTGATATCACCGATAGGTATACGTTAGATACTGGACAGAGGGATGATTATATTGATTTTGCATCAATTAATCTGAAAACAAATCAACCATTTCCGTCTGGACGTATTACGGTTATATATTGGCATTATCCAGCTGGTGCTGGTATCTATGTAGATGCACAATCATATCCTATAGGATCTACTTTTACACAAAATAATGGTACTTATGGAAATGTATCGTTTGTAAGTAATTCTAATGGTAGTACTACATACAATCTTTCTGATATTCCAATTTTTACCAGTTTGGTTTCGGGCAAAAAATTCAGATTAAATGAATGCATTGATTTAAGACCTACAAGGAATAGTAGTACTGATAATGGTGCTTTTAATGGTTCTGGTGCAAGGGGAATGTTTGTACCCGACAAAACAACTATAAGTGTGACGGGAATAGTTCAATATTTAGGTAGAATTGATAAGATATATTTAAGTTCGGATGGTTTATTAGGAGTTAAATCTGGTGTTGCCAGTACTAATCCATCTATACCAGATAATCCAAGTGATGGTATACCATTATATAATGTAAAATTACTACCTTATACTTATGATTTACATGATGTTATGGTCAAACCATTGTTTGATGATGGTCAACGAGATACAGATTTTGATGCCATTTCTAGTTTGGAACAATCAACAAAGGATTATCAATTAGATGTGGGTCGAGTTCGTAGAAATACGTTTAGTGACCCATTTGTGGGGCATGGGTTTGCTAATGTGGCAGATAAAGAATATTCTGCTGCTATTGATATGCAACGAGGTGAAATGAGAGCAAAATATACAGTAGAATCTCTACCGTTTCTTTCTATTTCAAGAGTTAATCATACATTGTCTGCGCTTCAGACTACATTAACAGTTGGTGAAGCTGGATCAGATTTAACAAATGTAGTAACTTTGCCTTATGCTAGTACTGTTGCCGAAATTCAGAATTTAGATTATAATGCAGAGAGGACTTTGAGAAATACTGATGCAATTACGTATAATGGGGTTGTTTATATTAAGGAGTGGAATTCCTTTAAGTCAACTAAATCCAGACCAATGATTAAAAATAGAACAGGTGATTTTGATAGTATTCCATATATAGAAAAGGGATTTAATGCACAAGGAACAATTTGGAACGAATGGGAAACTGAATGGTACGGAGTCAAAGATAGTCATATTGCTGATCCAAAACTCGATATGGCATATAATGAATTGGATAAATCACCAAATTACTATAATGTAGTGGGGAAGGAAATCAATGATAAAAAGGTAGAAGGGAATTACACACCTTATATTGAAAGCAAAACTATCACTATTAATGCTTATGGGCTAAAACCAAATTGTGCAATTACATCTGTTAAATTTGATGGAATAGAAATCAGTGCAAGTTTGACACCAGCAAGTTCTTTATACACAGATAATAATGGAACATTTTCTAAAACGTATATTATTCCGAATGTGGATGAATCAGTTGGTTCTTCAAAATTTACAACTGGTAGCAAAAAAATTGTTATTAGTGGAAATGGAAATTATGCAGAAGGTTACTATCATGCAGTTGGGTTATTTGATGATGATGGATATTTAACCAAACCATATGATTTATCATGGGATGAACAGACCAATGAAACTATGTTCCAAGAATTTGAGATATTTGATGAATGTTGTGTAACTAAATTAGATTTATATTTTTCGGCAGAGGATTTGTTTGATCGTGCGGTTACAATACAATTGCGTAAGATGGAAAATGGAAAACCAAGCAATAAAGTTTTGCCTTACAGTATTGTTTCCAAGACACCAGCAGATATGGCTGCTGTATCTACGGGTACAGAAGTTACATTCACTTTTGATGAAACGATTTATTTGCAACGAGGAAAATATGCTATTGGTATAGTAACACCATCAGTTGATTATAAAGTTCAGACATTAAAGGTTGAACAGCAAAAGGGTTCAAAAGGAACTGGTGTAGGGAATTTATTTATTGGTACGCATAAAATTGCAGATGAAATTTTGAGATTTTCTTTACATCGTGCTAAATTTACAGCAACGGCAGATGATGCAATTATAGGATCTAATTATGGAAATACTTTATTGAATCCCAATCCTATTAGGACAAAATTATGGAGTGACAATGCTGATGTCACTCTTATTGTAGATCATGAAGGGCATGGATTTAAGGCAGGTGAAACGGTACAATTTGATGGAATAAAAGGTCGTACTGAACATGATTTATTCGTCACGGGCAATCTTACTTTTACTGGGGGTGAAGTTGTTTATAATTCTGCTAGTGTGTTGTCGGGAAAAGATGTTTATGGTGTTCCTTATGGTCGATTAATAACACAAGATAATGTTAAGAAAACAATGTCTATTGCTACAGAATCGGGTACTTTTGATGTTGGTGACACTATTAGAGGTTCTTCTTCTGGTGCTTTTGTGGTGGTGGCATCTGATGGTGTGCATACGGTTAAAAGAATGAAAGGTTTACATTTGGGTGCTTCTCGATCAGTTTCCATTTGGAATGGCAATAGTGGATCTGGATATAGTGATACTGGAGCAGGTATAGGTGTTGCTACGACTAATGTTACTGGTAGTGGTACTGGTTTACGAGTGAGTGTGTCAACAACTAGTGGCGGTGCTATAACTGGTACACCGAGCGTTATTTTTGGTGGATATGGATATGAGACAGGAGATGTAGTGGCAGTTGCTGGTGGCACTGGTGGTCAACTGAGCATTGTAGCAAGAGGTGTCACAGTAGATTCTCATACTATTATGTCAACAGGATTAACCGCAGATAGTTACTCTTTGGGAGGTGAAAATCTTGTTACATTAGGTGGTTCTGGTTATGCAGGTGGAGAGGATACAGTTACTGTATCTAGTACTAAGAGGCGAGTAGATCTAATTAGGTATAATGCCAAGCAATTTGTGCCAGATGGTACTACTTTAACGTGGGAAGAATCTGATGATTTTGCATTAACCACAACAGATAGTGTTGATGTTAATACTAATATACCTTATACACAATCAAGATATTTGCCAGCAAATGCCGTATTGCAATTAACAATGTCAGGTGATGCAAGTAATGATAGATTGTCACCTGTATTGGATATGGGTTCGGCAAAATCTCTAACTGTTACCAATTCTATTGGATCTGCTAATTATATTAGTAGAAAATTGGAATTGGGTGAAAGTGCTAATTCAGTTTATGTTGTATTTGATGCTATGTTATCACAAGGAAATTTAGTTAGTGTTTGGGTTAAGACGATGGAATCATCTTCTCAAACAACTTTTGATTCAGAGTTTACTGATACATTACAGGCAAATATAACTACTAGTACAACTAATATTCCGTTTTCAACCAGTATATTGTTTAATGTGAATGATGTATTGTCAATTGGTGAAGAACAAATGTTGGTAACTAGTAGTGGTGTTGCTGTAAGTGTCAGTGAAGTTACAGATGTTGGAGCAAGTTATACTAATGGTACTGGTCGAACCTTATCTACTAGTGGTGGTAGTGGAACAGGTGCGACAGTACTTGTTAATGTTGCAAATAATCAGATATCGGGAACTCCAACTATTGCTTCTGCTGGTTCTGGTTATAAAACAAATGATATTTTAAATATTCTTGATGGTAGTGCAACTACTGCAACAATTAAAATAGTTAGTGGGGGTACTGTGACCAGAGGATATAATCAAACATTGACATTAGCACATTCTTCTGGTGATGTTGTAACCAAAGAAGCGGTATCATGGACACAATTAACTCAGGTAGGCACAACTTTTGATGCTGATTTTCCCGAATTCAAGAAATTGGTTTATAGCATAGATGATCTGTCAGATTTCTCAGTACTTGGTTTGAAAATTAACATGACGGCAAGTAATTATGCTATGCCACCTAGAATTAAGAATTTGAGGGTCATACCAAATTATAAAGATGATTCGTTGAAACCGATGCAGACTAAAACTACGATTGTATCGAGAACTAGTTTGGGGAATTCGGATTTTGATGATAATGCAGCAAGAATAGAGACAATTGCGACTGATTTTGTAATTGAAGAAGCAACTGTTTTTATAACAGAAATAAAATTGACTAGTGGTGGTGGTCATGAACAAATTAGCAATGGTGGAGTTGAGATTAAACGAGGAAGCGATGGTAAAGTAACTCCGTTAAATGCTACAAATAATACAGGATGTACGGTTCGATTTAAGGGAGATGGAACAGCAGCTCTTAAAAATATCACGGCAGTTGTTGTTTTAACAGGACGTAGAATATAGAAAAAAAGGTGGATATATCATGAATATATTAGTTACAGGACATATGGGTTTTATTGGCAGTCATATTGTAAATCGTTATGAAGAATTGGGGCATAATGTTTGGACGTTAGATCGAAATATATTTAGTAACTATTATGATGGAGATTTGAGGTTATTAGTAACTGGAAATGGTGGTATTGATGTCATCAATCACCATGCAGCTCAAACAGATGTTAGAAAATCAGTAGAAAATCCAGAAGAAGATGCTAAGAAAAATATTTTTGGAATGTTTAAGATGATTAAACTTGCTAAAACCTATAAAGTTAAAAATTTTATTTTTGCTTCTACGGGTGGTGCAATGTATGGCGATCCATTAGAAAAAGATTTGCCTGTATCAGAAGAATATCCAGAAAATCCTTTATCACCTTATGGTTTGAGCAAATTAGTTGCCGAGAAATATTTAGCAATGTCTGGTATACCATATATTACTCTTAGATATTCAAATGTCTGGAGCGAAAATACTACAAAAGGAATATATGCTGTTTTGAGAGATAATCCAGAACCAGTTATATTTGGTGATGGTACTAGTACCAGAGATTATGTACACGTAGATGATGTGGTGGAAGCAAATGTTTTAGCATTGAATAGAGGGGTAGGGGAAATCATAAATATAGGAAGTGGTAAAGAGGTTTCTTTAAATCAATTGGTAGAAAAATTTGGTTCAGTACCAAGATATGATTTTAAAAAAAGAAAAAACGAAGTAGATAGAATTTTTTTGAATGTTTCTAAGGCAAAACATGTTTTGGGATGGTCATCTAAGAAAAATATAATTTAGGAGAGAAGTAAATGGCAATAACCTTTAAGGTCAAACGAGGTACTAGAATACAGAACCTTGCTTATACTGGTCAAGAGGGTGAATTGACAATGCAAACGGATTCTGGTGAAGAATCTGTTAGGAT